TCAGTGTTTTCGACAAAAAATTGGATACCATTAACTACGAATATACGCAAGATGTATATTGGTCTTAGGGTATTTGGTATTATCTACAATTTGACGGATAATTCCTTCCAATTTTAAGGGGGGGGGTAAAGTGAATCGCAAGTATACGGATCGTTTGATCGGTATTCTTGGGATGAATATTAAAAAAATCAATCGAATTCGGGAAGAATGACGGCAGATGATCGGTTGTAGGCGGTGATAATGTAGTACGCCAGTTCACTTGGCGCATGGACATCGAAGAGGGCTGATAGAAGCAGGCTCGCGATATCACTGCTGAGTAAAGTCATGGATTCGTATGAGTGCATACCGTTTCTCATATTTTTCAGCCAGCTGTGGTATTTGTAGACGATAGGGTCGGAAGTGTGTGAATACCACCACCGCGTATCTTCGGTGAGCGTGTTGATCATGAGCAGCATGTGGGGATAATCGAGGGAGATGAAGTTTTCATGGTGGATCTCGTATTCCTGTTCTCGCAGGATCTGGGCAATACGTAACCACCGATTATCCCGACGCTCAATTCGAGTCATGAGGGTTTGTTGTCCGTCGTGATATATCGGCTGTCCGTGTTTCCGACGATAGATATAGAGTTTGCGTAGACGTCGGGTGTCGTCTTTCGAGAGTAGGGTACGCGTATACGGATTCCGGATATCGAGTTCTTTCTGCGACCACTGAATCATCGAGCGCTGATCGAACCACCAGACTTTCCCGTCTTCTTCGATGGAAAAATAGTCATGAGGATGGACTTCAGTCTTACCTTCGAGCGTCACGATCTCATCGTCGTTGTGGCACAGAGATCGTCGTAGAACACCTAGACCTGCGAGTCGGAGGGGTAATCTTGTAATAAATCCACGACAGTGAGCCTGGAAAAGAATCAGTCTACGAAGAAGAGATGGGCGGGATGAGATCCACGCATTGGGTTTCTTACATCGCATATGACGGCCGCAGTAGGCTAGATTCGTCAGTGATTTTGATTCGCATCGGTCGACCGATGTTTTATTTTTACATGCGAGACAACTCATTCTATTATCTTCTTACAAGCGAATGATACGAAAATCAAATTGGGAGAAAGGTCCGATACGGAAACATGAGGGCAAAACGGATCGGACGGAATCCAAGAAATAGGAAAGCACAACCCAAAGAAAAGAAATGTCCGCCCCAGCTGTCGTCAACGTCTGCAAGATCAATGCTTCTGATATCCAGTTCTCCGAGCCCAAGCGTAACAAGCAGGGTGGTGTCTCGGTCGCATTCAAGTACAAGTCTCAGAATGTTCAGTTCCGTTTCCCTCAGTTCGGATTCCCCGGTGGCTGTCTCGTGAAGGAGAACGAGAACAAGGATGGCAGCATCACCACTTCCTACACAATGTCCGCATCGCTACAGGGTTGCGACCCGTATGCCCAGACGCCTGCGGCGGGTACGGACGACGTATCCAAGGCGTACAACTTCCTGCGCGAGTTCCAGGAGGCGGTGATTCAGTCGGCGGTCACTAACTCTGCAGCGTGGTTCGGCAAGAAGCGCGGCGAGGAGTCGATCCGTGATTCGTTCAACAAGTTCCTGAGCGTGTCGGTGGACAAGACGAACGACGGCTGGGTCCCGAACGGCAAGTACCCGCCGTCGCTCCGCTTCAAGCTGCCGGTGTACGACGGCAAGGTGTCGATGGACGTTATCGATGCGAATGAGAACGACGTTGTAGTCCAGCCGTCTGGGCTACAGGATGCGTTCCCGAAGGGCTGTACCGCCAAGATCGTGGCGAGCGGCAGCATCTACGTGATCGGCCAGGGCTTCGGTCTGACGTGGAAGCCGTCGTACATGCAGGTATCCCAGCGCAAGCGTCAGACGGCGCGCGATATGTTCAAGGACGACGAGGACGACGGCGAGGCGCCTGTCCCTGTACCCGGTGGTGCTAAGGCCGCGCTTGGCTCGGACAATGAGGACGAGGAGGAGGAGGAGGGTGACGAGGAGGCACCCGCTTCTGCGCCCGCACCCACACCCGCCCCGGCGCCCGCACCAACGCCGACGATCGTGGAGATCTCTGAGTCTAAGGCTCCGGCCGCCAAGAGCAGCGGTCGTCGTAAGGTAGCACCGTAGGCGCGCGTATCCGCCGGAGGAACGTAGATCAACCCATCATCATCCACAAATAAAGTGAAGAACACGTCATAGCGTGGCTCGTGTTTTTCCATTTGGCATCCTGAATGTACTCCTCCTCCTCCTCCTCCACACCGAATACAAAGAGGATTGGGGGGTTCATAGACCAAGACATCCTGGGGCCGAAGAATGGTGAGCGACGTGCGGGATCGGAGAGACTCGACGGTTGTCCATCCGTTGCGCATACAGTCTTCATAGGCAGGAGCCGGCATGATGTTCCACAGCGTACGGTCACGACACGTCCACCCCTCTTCTTGAAACAGGGTGGAATACACATTGTCGCGAATCCAGTAGCAGGTGTGATCCTGCTGACTGCCGCCCCGATGCTCGGCCAACCCGACTCTCTGATTATTCTCATCGTACAGCCAGTACACTTGGAACTCGTCATTATCCCCCGAATAGGTAGGATCAAGATTCCCGCGAAACACTAGACGTCCATCGTAGTTGTACTCTTCGACGTCTGTATCTAAATCAAACTCGGCAATGTCGGTATCCGAGGGATACACGACTTTCCGATGAAAGGATAGCATTTCTTCTTACTTCACACTACGAAAACGAAACCATGATTTTTACGTCATGTTTCTTGAGCGATTTCGTGGCTGAATGGGACAGTTCGTGGCGCTTCTTGCGAGTATGCTCAGCCCCTGCCGTCTTTTTGGTGTCGCTGCCCTCTGCGACATTCATACGGATCTCCATATCGGCATGGATATCGTCGCGGTGCTCAAACAGGTAATCGATCACGTCGTCTTCCATAGCCCACGCAAAGAAGTTCAGCTGGCCCACGGTAGTTGATACTCCCTGGAAATCAATGCGGGCGTGACGACAGAAGGGGTCGAACATCTTCTTGCTATACGCTTTGAGATGGGACTTGTAGGCCAAGTACACAATCACGTGCTTCCCAGCCTTGGAGATGTAAGACACATTGTTCATCTTGGAGTAATTGGTCACAAACCAGTCGAGAATACGGAGGGAAATATTCGTCTTGTTGGCCAGAATGTCGCGGAGGAGAGTTAGACGATCGGGAGTATAGAAATTTGTGAGACGGTGGAGGACCCAATCTTCCTGTGTTGAGATCTCGGTTGTGGTCGTCATTGTTTAACCGCAAGCGTTTTGTGTAAATCGGATTAGGAGGATCGCGTGTGGATATATAACAATACGAATGGATGTCTTTGAACTACCGCTGGAAGAGTGTACCCACATCGCGCGGCGAATCAAGACCGTATGTCGGAATCGCGGATACCACTACAAGAACTATAAAGCACAGGTACACCGACTTCTGGATTCCCACATGGGTAAAGTTTGGGCCCGTCGGCGCTCAGTCTTCAAAGTCCTCCGAGACTACGGAGTTGCTGACCAGCGGTCGGACGCATGGCACGCCAAACGATCTGAAATGATCACGGCCTCGGAAGTTACGAAAGCGTTCAAGACGGCCACTCCGTCAGGGAAGAAGGAACTCTTGATGCGGAAGTTGGACGGGCCGAAGCAGGCGGGCGGAGGGATGTCGATGATGACGGCGTGTATGTGGGGTACCCAGTTTGAGCCGTTGGCGAAAGAGATTTATGGAGATATTCAGGGCGGGGCGGAGATCGTGGATACGACGTGCGTCAGCCATCCAGTCTACAAGTTTCTGGGTGCGTCCCCCGACGGGATTGTCCTGACGAAGGACAAGATGGATCATCGGTGGGGGAAACTGGTGGAGTTCAAGTGCCCGATCTCGCGCAAGTTTACCCAGGACACACCTATTCCCACCGACTACTTCCACCAGATGCAGATGCAGATGGAGTGTACGAATATTGACGAGTGCGATTATGTGGAGATGCAGTTCAAGACGTGTGGGAAGACGGAGTGGACCAACTCAGAGTCGCCGTACAAGGGCGTGTTTGTAGCGTACGATACGGGGGTGATTGAGTACAAGCCGAAGACCACAGACTTCGTGACGTGGCGAAAGTCGTTGGAGGGAGATGAACTGCGGATCGTTTACTGGACCTTGAACAACATTCGGATTGAAAATGTTCTGCGAGATCCTAATTGGATGTCTGATCATATTGAGGAACTCAATTCCTTCTGGGCGATGGTCCAGGACTGTCGAAAGAATCCCTCTAAAATAGAGAGTTATATCCCCACCACTGCCCCACCCGATGCCCTGTCTCCTGTCCCCGCGGCGACTTCTGAGAATCAGGTGCCCGCAGGTGGGTCGTCTGCTGGGCGTACGACGACAATTCGCCTGTTTCTCGGCGAACCTGAGCCGTCCGATCTAGAAATTCAGGGACCCCAAACATCTCGCGGGACCCAGACAGAAGAACGCCCGCCACAATAAGGCCCGCGATTGCTAGGGCAAGAAGCGTAGGAGTGTTTTTCATTGGGACCGTATTATGTAAAATGGATAAAACAATTACAGGGAGGAAGAATAACATACAGAGTAGAGATGCCGACCGTTGATGAAATTCTACGTTTAATGCTGTCCCAGCGTGGGATCCCCACTGAGACACAGGAAGTTCTAGAGTCCGAGTTTCCCGCGATTGTGACCAAGATTGCGAATGTCGTTATCTTCACCAGTAACCGCACGCGCATCCACGAGAAGGATGTGGTCACCGTGGTAGATCTGACCAAGCAGTACGGCGGAACCCAGGGGATTCTCGTAGTCCCCATTCCCGCGTCCGAGAAGGTACTACAGACAGTCTCGGCATACTCTGACGTTCTCCAGATCTTCCACGTAGGCCAGTTGACGTGCGATATCACGAAGCACCGTATGGTCCCTGCTCACCGTATTCTGAAAGAGGAGGAGGTCAAGGGGTTTCTTGCGACGTTCGGGATTAATATGGATACGATCACCAAGTCTATGATCGCAGACCACATTCCGCTGGACGCGGAGAACCCGATGCTTCCCCAGATTGCGATGAAGCACAAGGAGTACATGCCGATGCCGTTCATTGGGACGCAGGATCCGGTGGCTCGTTGGATCGGAG